AAAACTTGGTTATGGTGGAACAAAATCTGAAATGGAAAGACTTCTAAGTGATGCTCAAAAAATTTCAGGAGTGAAATATGATATAAGCAATTTAAATGATGTGTATCAAGCTATTCATGTTGTACAAGGAGAACTTGGAATAACAGGGACAACGGCTAAGGAAGCTAGTACAACAATTCAAGGCTCTGTTTCTGCAATGAAATCAGCTTGGCAAAACATGCTAACTGGGATTGCAGACGATAATGCGGATTTTGATGGACTTATCAATAATTTGGTAGATAGTATTGTTACTGCGGGGAAAAATATTTTACCAAGAGTAGAAACAATAATTGATGGCGTAATTGAATTAGTAATGAGCACAACAGAAATTATAATTGACGATCTACCACAAATAATAGAAACAGGAAGAGGTATGATTTCTGGATTGCTACAAGGAATACAAGAAATGCTTCCGGAATTAGCAAGTTCGGCCTTTTTAATTATACAAGAATTAGTAACATCTTTACTAGAATCATTACCACAACTATTACAGATGGGAATAGATTTGTTGACGGAATTAATAAATGGAATTTCACAAACTCTCCCACAATTAATACCAGTTATGGTTGAAGCTGTTGCTGGAATAGCGGAGACACTAATTGATAATATAGACACAATAGTTGATGCTGGAATAAATCTTATTATTGGACTAGCAGATGGACTGATTGCGGCACTGCCAAAGCTAATAGAAAGAGCTCCTGTAATAATTGATAAATTAGTAACAAAGCTGACAGATCCAGACATGATTGGAAGGATTATTCAAGCTGCAGGAAGATTAATAAGTGAATTGGCTATTGGATTAATACAGGCAATTCCGAAGCTTCTTGCAAATATACCTCAAATTATTAATTCTATTGCTAAAGGTTTACTAAATGGAATTGCGGACTTAAGAGATGTTGGAAAAAACCTCCTTAAGGGACTGTGGGAAGGCATGTCTGGAATTAAAGATTGGCTATGGGACAAAGTTAAGGGAATGCTTAATGGATTAACAGATAAAATAAAGGGATTTTTCGGTATTCATTCGCCATCAACTTTATTTAAGAATGAAATTGGAGAAAATCTTGCTTTAGGGTTAGGAGAAGGTTTTACAGATACAATGAAAAATGTGTCAAACGATATGCAAAATTTAATTCCTACCGAATTTGATATGAATACAACGGTTATTAGAACAGATGTAACAAGTCAATTAACGTTGGAGAATATAACAGGTGCTTTCGTAACAGCTGTTAAGAACTTAAATGCACAAGTAATAATTGATAAAGATGTAGCAGGAAGATTTGTTATCACATCCGTAAATAACAAATTCGGAGAAGTTATGTTGTAAAAGGAGATGAAAGAATGAAAGTAAGAAGGTTTTTATTAGAAAATGAAAAAGGTCAACAATTCAAACTAGACAACTTATCTGAAGGTTGTTTTCTTTCATCTCCTACAAATTTAGGTTATTCTTACTCCATTGATTTTGTACAACTAGGAAGTGATTTTATTGAAAATAACAGAAAAATACAACAGAAAAATCCTAGTGGAACATTATACTTTAAGTCGTATGATAAAGTTAAAGAATTTTGCGATTTTGTTGAGAGTTCTCAAAAGTTGAAGTGGATATACATTATTCCATTTGAAGCAGGAGAAAGGACATATTATAGAGATGTAAGCCTCGTTAAATTAGATAAGACTGAAAAATCGGGAAAATGGTTAGCTTGTCCTGTAGAATTTGCTGGACTATCTTTATGGTACGAACAGAATGAAACTATATTTAATATAGAGACTTTTGATAATGAGATGCGTTATCCATTTACTATTAACAGTAGATACATAAAATACAATACTCGTTCAATTCAGGTTCAAAATAGAGGACACATAGAGGCTCCGATTCAAGTTGTAATCGATGGATTCGTTAAAAATCCTTCAATTTCGATTTGGGTTGACAAAGAAGAATTTGCAAGTATTAAAATTCCTATTGTAATAGAAGAATACGAAAAATTTTTATATTCAAGTAAAACTGGCGAAATCTATATTCAAAAACAGAAAACAGATGGAACTCTCGAGAGCCTATGGAAAAAGGATTATATAGATATAAACAAACAGAACATTATTAAATTACCTGTAGGAGCTTCGGAAATTCGATTAACAGCAGACGATGATGTAGTAAATGCTAAATTGACAATATTTCCACAATATAAGGTGGTGTAAAAATGAATGTAAAAACAACTTTTGATAAAAAAATATATGAATTAACATATAATGAGCAAAGTGGATTTTACGAAGTTGAGCTTGAAGCTCCTGAGACAGGTGGAATTTACAATGCAGAAGTTTCATTTATAGATTTAATTGATAATACAGAGACTTATGCGAAAAAAATTCAAATTTGGGCAAAAGCAAAAATTGACAATACAATACAAGGAACTTTAGTTTATTTTTTAAGTAAAACAGACTTAAGTATAAAAGATGTGCTGGAATTTGAAGATTATGAATATGTGATTGATGAAGAAACAAACAAAAATACTATATTTAATATAGTTCAAGAAGTAAATGCAGAAAATGGAGATATAGTAATCTTACAAAGAAATGGTAAGGTAGATTATATTGGTATTGTTCAAGAAATTGAGAATGAAGATGGAGCAAAAGAAAGAAAAATAACTTTAAGATATATATCAAACATATTCGATAGAAAGATAATATTGGAAAATGCGGATTTAATAACTAAGACTGGCGTTGAAGATTTTATTGCAAAAGAAATTTATGATAATTTTACTAATTCAGATGATGATCTATTGAATATCAAATGGCTAGATGTAGAAGTTAAAACACATACGAAAATAACAAAATCTGTAGATAATGATAATGGAATATTTAATTTTCATACTTTTATTAATAACTGCAGCCAGAATTATAATATTGTTTTAGATTTCTCCTATGTAAGTGGAAAAATAAAATTGACAATATATAAGCAAGAAAATGTAGTTCAATTAATAGATACAACTATTGCAGATATAAGCAATTATGTTGAAAAATTTGAAACAAATGTTATTGCAAAGGTTGTGGTAAAGACAGATACAGATATTCAAAAATGGTATTTACTGAGCGATAGAACTACAACACAAAATAAAAGTGACATTAATAGAGCGACTGGAAACATTGAAGTAGTATATACTTCAAAGGCAGAAGATGCAAGACAAACAGCATTAGATAAATTCAAATCGAATACTTACAATCATTATATTTCATTTTCAATAAATAGAAATAGTAAATTATTTGATGTTGAAAAGATGAAAATTGGTACACCGCTAAGTGTAAGAACTAATAACAACATTATATTAGATACATATATTTCAGCAATAAAAGATGATGGAAGCAACTTCATCGAAATTACTTGTGGAAATATGAGAGTTAATTTTATTGACAAAATTTTAAAGGAAAGGAATAAGTAAAAATGATAAAAGGTTTTAGATTTACAAATCAGCTTGCTAATGCTGAAGTTGATGCAAGAATACATCAAGAGATATTAAATAAAGCTGATGGAATTTTTTACGGAATGGATTTGAGCAAGACCAGCAGCACAATAACAATTTCCGAAGGACTTTGTGAAATTGCAGGTAGACCAGTAGCCGTTATTAATAATGAAACAGTAGCAATTAGTTCAGAAAATTTGTATTGTTTACTAATACTTGAAATTGACTTAACAAAGGAGTCGACTAAAGATAATTTTGAACAAGTTTCATTTAAACTATTAACATCAAGTACAAGTTATCCTGTTGTAACGCAGCAGGACATTAATAGGTATGACGGAGAAAACAGTCTATATCAGTTAGAGTTTGCACGCTTTAGAAGCGGAACTTCCGGAATAACAGATTTTGTAGACTCAAGAAAGTTCTTGACTTTTAAAGGTTTATATGAGCAGACATCTAGTGAGTGTAAAAAAGTTTTAGAACAAATTAAAGAAGAGTTAAAGAATGTTGAAGATGGTAGCATTTATATTTTAAAGTCAGATGCAGAAAAAAAATTTTTACAGAAAACAGATGCTGAAAATCAATATCTGAAAAAGAGTGATGCAACATCGACATATATGACGAAAACCACAGCAAATCAGTCTTTTGTAAACAAAAGTACAATAAAAAAAGGAACTGCAGTGCCTACATCACTTAATGAAGGCGATATATATTTTCAATATTTTTAATTAGGGGGTGTAACAAATGGCAACAAGTGGAAGTGTAGACTCTGGAGGATATCAGGGAAGAGTACTAAGATTTGAATGGGGAACTAACAGCATAAGTGCGGAAAGAAACGTAAGAAACATCTGGTATAAAGTCACTGCCGTTGGAGGAAGTTCATCGAGATATTACCATCACAACGAAACAGTAGAAATTAATGGTCAGAACGTATATTCAGGAGATGACTCCCATTCTGTCACAACTGGTGATGTGTTAGCCTCTGGAAACTTGGATATTAATCAGAGTAATACCACAAGCCTTACTGTAAAAATGCATGGAGGCATATATGTTCGTTCAGATAATATCGACAAAGAACAAAGTTGGGCTTTAGATACAATACCTAGATATTTAAGTATCACCGAATTTAAAGTTAACAGTAAAGGCCTCAATGAAGTAGAAATTTATTGGAAGGTATCAGATCCTAGAAGTTCAACTCATTATTCGCTAAACGGTGGAGATTGGATTGGTTCTGCAACTTATAGTGAGAACGTAGCAAGTGATGGAAAAAGCGGAATATTTAAAATAAAAAATCTACAGCCCAATAAAACATATAAGTTAAAAATAAAATGTACGAGAAGTGATAGTGGTTTATCAACTGAGAGTAATGAGATAAGTTTCACAACTTATGATATAGCAAGAATAAGTACAGCTAGCAATTTCAAACATGGAGATGGAACCTCAATACAAATTACAAATCCTGCTGCACTAACCTTAAGTCTTGAAATGAAAATAGGCAGTAATTCTATTTTAACTAAAACTGTAGTAACAGGAACAAACTCGATTTCTTTTTCAGATAACGAACTAGACAAGATTTATAAACTATATGGTAACAGTAACTCATTAACTGTTACTTTTATTGTATCTGGCGGTGGATATACAAACTCGAAAACATGTACGGTAACTTTGGCAGGCAATCAAAAGACATCTTTTCTAAAAGTTAATAATTCAATCAAGAGAGCAAAAATATTTGTTTGTGTAAATGGGCAAATTAAAAGAGCTGTAGCTTGGATCTGTCAAGATGGAAAAATAAAGAGGTGTGGTTAATGAAGATAGTTGAAACAATAGTTGAACCAAACAAGATAGAAGTAGGAACGAGATTCAAGTTAAAGGTTAAAGTTATTGAATATTTAACATATTCAGAGATTAAAAATCTAAGCACATTGCAGCTAAAAAAATACTCAACTAAACAGTTGAAAGGAGAAAGAGATGAAACAAACTGAATACGAAATACCGATTTTCACAGATAATGATAAAGCGGATCTTAATTTATATTCTTCTAAAATGGCTGAAGCGTTAAAAAAACAGCTCGATAAATTTGGAAATCCACTAATTTTTAAAGGGGCTGTTTCAACATTAACAGAATTAGAAAATTTAAAGTCAAGTTCCTCTGCGGGAGAAATCTATCGAGTTAATTCCGAATCTAAAAATTATATTTTTGATGGAACAAATTTTCAAGAATATTCAGATGATATTAATATAGATCTATTAGAATCAAAATCACATAAATATCATTTAAAAATTACATCTGCAGTTACGGCGGGAACAGAAGTAACAATACCGTGCTACTATAAGGTCGGACAAGCGGTGATTGACGTGTACTTGAATGGAGAACGATTATTGTTAAGCTCTGATGCAAGCGGAACAGATGGACATTATAGAGAAGTTGGAACAGCAAATAGCATATCTAATAAGATAAAAACAACAACAGACTGGGCTCTTGAAACGGGAGATGTATTAGATTTTGTAGTAAGGCGGTGATTATAGTGCAACCTAATTTGAGAGATATACAAAAAATGATAAATGATGCAGTTCTTTCAGTGAAAAAAGCAGAAAATCCTGTTGGACATATCAGAATGGAAACAACAAACACAAATCCAGCTACATATTTAGGATTCGGAACATGGGTATTATGGGGAGCTGGAAGAGTACCTGTTGGAGTTAATACATCAGATAGTAGTTTTAATACAGTTGAAAAAACTGGAGGCTCAAAAACAGCAAATATATCACATACACATACGATAGCAAGTCATAATCACGGTGGAAATACTGGAAGTACAGCACTAACAATAAATCAAATACCCGCTCATACGCATGATGTTTGGCAGACTTCAGGAGGCTCTGCACAATCAACTGAAGCAAATGCTCTGTCTGGAGCAACCGCATGGAATAAAACTCTAAGAAATGTTGAAAAATTTGCTAAAAGTACTGGTGGAGGACAAGGACACATTCATACAATATCTGCATCAGGACAACAAACTACAAGTTCTGCAGGCTCTACATCATTATCATTACTACAACCATATATAACATGTTATATGTGGAAAAGAACAGCGTAGGAGGTAACGATGGAAAAGTCAGATATAATGAAACTTCAAGAAACAGAAGACAGAAGTAAATCTAATACAAAAAGATTAGATGAACATGACATTAAATTTAAGGAAATGTCAGGAAAGCTCGAAGATATTCACGAACTTACATACTCTATAAAAGAAATTGCAACAGAAGTAAAACTCATGAGAGAAGATGTAAATAAGCTAGATGCACGTGTTGGCAACATTGAAAATGAGCCAGCAAAAGATTATAAAGAAGTTAAAAAAGCTATAAGAGACAAAATAATCTTATCCGTTGTAGGTGCGATTGTTGGTGCTGTTATAGCTTTAATTATTAAATAAAATAATAGGAGGAAATTGAAATTATGGATATATCAGTATTAACACAATATTTTAGTATAGTAGTTGTAGGAATATGTTTATGTGTTGGCTACGTTATAAAAAATAGCCTTGACTTTATACCAAACAAGTACATACCACTAATAATGCTAATTTTAGGATTAGTAATTAATGTATTAATGAATTTAAACGGTATAAATGCAGAAGTAGTACTAACAGGAATGTTTAGCGGCTTAGCTTCTACAGGACTATACGAAATGTTTAAGAATTTAATTAATCAGGAGGACAAGTAGTATGAATAAAACCGCAAAAGCCTTGAGGCTGTACACACAC